GGGCTCGGTGTGCGCTCGAGCATCTTGCCGGCAATGTCGGCGACGAAATCCCTTTCCCACGGGCTGCACAGCTGCCCGACGTTGCGCTGACAGAAAACGGCCATCTCGTACCAACGCGGCCGGCCGTCGCAGTCGAAGAATTCCAAATTGATGTCCTGTTGCTCGGCGAGACCCTTGGCGACGCCGCGCTCAAAAATGATCTTGGCGTCGGCATCGCTGTATTTGCGTTCATCGATTTCGCCGTTGCAGCTCTCGATCACCGTGGCGATGTCGTGGAAGCTCAAGCCTTCAGCCGCAAATAGTCGCTTCATCGCGGCCACGGCGCCGAGGACCTCGCCGTCGAAATCCGAACTCAGGGAGCGAAACAGCTTGGCGATGCGCTTGGTTACCGGCTCGTTGAGAGCGGTCATTGAGCCGCCTCCCGCTGAAACTTCCCGACTTCGTCGCCGACGCAGGTCCAGCCCGGCCACTGTTGTCGCGCAAACAGCTCGAGATAAGGTCCATTGCTGAGGGCTTCGACCCGCGCATAAACTTCGTCGGGCTTGCGGGAATGCTCACGCACCGGCGCGATGATCAGCTCCCGCACTCCGGCCGATTTTCGCCGCGGAGAGCCGCGACGCCCCAACCAACAGATCTCCACGTTGTGCCGGGTGCCGTAGCCGCCGCCCATGAACCAGCCGACACCGCTACGATTTTGCTTGACCCAGGCAAAGCCGACACCGCTGAAGGCAAATCCCCAGGCGCGCATCAACGGCTCGGCCAGAAAGACCGAGCGCAGCGGAATCCACAGCAACAAAAAGCAGTCGGGCGCCGCGACGCTTGCGACCGGAATAGCGGCCAGCTGCTCGAATGGCAGGCAGCCATAATGATGCTGCGGCGACCGCCCTTCGCCCTTGCCCGACCAGGTGGCGAACGCTAGCGGCGGATCGGCGACGATGGCGCCGGCCTTGATGTCAGGAAGGACCAGCATCGCCCCAGCACCTGTTGCGATGGCTGCACATGCGGCAGCGCCAGTCCTCGGGATCTTCTGTGACGCGCATCAGCAGTTCACCCGCGCGCGTCGCCTCGATCACCGCAACAGCGCGATCGCTGGTGGCCTGCGCCAGCTGCACATCGAACGGCACCAGGAAGTTCAGGCGCTCGCAGTTGTCGCAGTTGAGCACGGTGAACAATGCGGGATTGGTGCAGCCGAGATAGGCTTGATAGATCGCGACCTGTGCGGCATAAACTTCATAGAGCCCGCTGAGCCCGTCGCGTTCGATGGCGCGCCAGCTCTTGGCCTGCAGAGCCTTGTGCTCCCAGAGAGCGGGATAGATCAAACCGGGTAGTTGCGGACCGGAAACCAGGATGCCGTCGGCGTGGCCGCGGAACAGCCCGCCGGCCGTTTCAAACTTCAGGCGAACCTTGGATGCAAACCTAAACCCGGCTGCGATCAGATGCTGGCGGGACAGGTCTTCGAAGAAATGGCCGCGTTGAAAGGTATCGCGCGTGCGCGCCGGAAACTGTGGATCGCACATCCAGTCATATTGGATCCGGCGCAGGCATTCAGCGCCGATCGAGGACGCGCCGAGATATTGCCGAAAATTCGGGCTCGGCGGCTCAGCCTTCTCGATCAATTCGTTGATGAGCTGGTTGAGAGGCCTTGCCGACAGGATCGCGCGATTGAGGTCCAGCCGCATGATCAACGATTCCAATATCGACACAGCGCATGCCGTGCTGGCGCAAAAACCCCTTGAGCACCCAGCGCAGCGATCGGATCGCGTCGACACCTGGAAGCGGCGCCAGCGTCAGCACATAGCGGCGCGGGGTTACAAAGGGATCTCATCATCAAGCTCCCTTTCCGGTTTGTGCAGAACCGCGCCAGGCTCTCGCTCAAGCGTGGCCCGGGCCTTGTCGATCAGGCGGCTTGCCAGGCCGACAAAGCCAGCCATTTCCTCCCGTGACCAATCTGCCAATGGCTTCGCCCAGTCGATCGCGGATTGATCAGCCAGTCTCGGCAAAACCGAGAGAACAATCGCGCTGTCACGCGGTGACGGATCCAACCAGGTGACATGCCCTTCCTGCGCGAGACCTTCGGCGATCGCTTGCTGATAACGCGTTTGGATCCAGGCGAAGATCGCCGCGGCAACGATCCATCCCCATTGCTGGTCGCTCAGCCGGCCGGCCGGCGTATTGGGCACTTGGCTTTGTGCGATCGCGCGGGCTGAGGCGACAGCTTCCGCCGTCGCCTTTGCCTGCCAGGCGTCTTCCTGTTCGGACAGCTTGCCCATGGGTCAGCTTGCCCAGTTCGGACGCGTGATGGCCTGCGCTGGCTTGGCAGAGGCCGTATGGGCCGGCGCTACTGGAGCGCCTGCCACGCCCGGCAATCCCATCTGTGCCGATGCGGGGAGCTGCTCGACGGCGTTCCAGGCCTTCATGTTGGGGGTGACCGCCTCGAGCTTGTTCTTGTCGTCATAGTTAGGATCCCGGCTCTTCTCGATCTTGATGCAGGCGATGAAGCGCAGATTGTTGAAGTCGGCGATATTCATCCTGCGCTTCTGCTGCGCGGCTTCACTAAGATCATCCGGTCGGATGTTGAAGGCTGATTCGGCGATTCCGCGCAGCAACGTGCGGGAGATCTCTCCGGCTTTGGCGTGCCCGTCGCTGGTGCCGCTCAGGATCATGGTTTGCCAAATTTTCCGGTTGGCATATTTGCCGCCGACAACGGTGAACTCGCAGTCCAGGCCTTCCGCGTTACCGTCGCTGAAACGCTTCAGCCAGCCCTCTTCGCCAGCTCCACCCGCACGGATCACCATCTGCACAGTGACGATCGTGCCAGCGGGAATCAGGTCGAACGAGCGCCGCGGAGGCGCGTTATTGAGATCCAAACAACTCATTACGAAATCTCCTTTCGTTTGCTGATCAGCTTGTCCAACAGCCGCCCAAGATCAGGCGGTTCGATCAGGTCAAGCCGTCCTGATCGATCTTTCGCGGGGTAGCCCCAAGGGTTCGGTGATGTGCAGACGAAGCCACGCTCTAGCGGCTTGCCGTCGCCGAAATCCAAAAACTGATAGGTGATGATTTCATCGATGATGCCAGGCAGCTCGCGACTGGTCTTGCTGCCTTCGCACTGCAATTGCCACAAGCCGCGATTGGACTCGTCGGTCGTGAACTCCAGAATGCCGACGAAAATGATGTTCAACGCTATGGCGTGCTGTAGTTGATTGAGCCACAGCACCATCTCACGCCCAAGCAGGCCATAGGCGCCGCGCAGATCCTTTTTGCCGGTGCGTTCGCTAAACGCCTCGGGTTGCTGCTCGGCATAGCGAAACGCGAGTCTGATAATTTGCGTTAGGCTGTCGACGAAAATGGTGTCGATCTTGTCGAGACCCTCAAGCCAGCCGCCGATCGCTTCGAAGTGCGTCTGCGAGTAACAGGCGGTTGGCGGAAAGCTTGGATTCGGACCACTGATTCGACAGGCAAGATCACGGGCGGTCTGCCAATTATCGATCCGGATCATTGGAACCTTCAGGTCAGCCACGGCGAGATCGCCAGCCTCGCTTTCGGCAAACAACACGCGATCGAGATCGGGGAGTGTGCGCAACAGACTGGTCTTGCCGACACCGGGCGGACCAGTGATCAGACCCTTGACGCCGCGCTTTTTGGAAAGCCGCTCATCTGCGCTGATGATCTTCATGGCGCCGGCCTTACTTCAGCTGTGTGAGCAGCAAGCGCGCCGCCGCGGTCTTCTCGAGGGCTAAGGCCTTGCGACCGCCGGTCGCGAAGGCAGCGACCGCGCGTAGCAAATCGGCAAGCTTTGCCGCCGCCCCAGTATCAAACCTGGCACCCGCTCCGCCTGTGATCGCTGCCAGCTCGCTATAGATGCCCGCAACCGTTTGATCGGCGCCTTCCTGAAACAAAAAGATCGGCACGCCGAGGCCACGGGCGATCGCATACAAATCGGACGGGTTCTCTTCGCAGGCGTCGGAAATCAGGATAGCTGCGGCGACATTCTTGCGCGCATTCTCCGCGCGGACATGGTTCAGCACCCTCCCGATCTGCGTCGGCCCAGCCCGACACGTCACAGCGGACATTGCGGTGGTGAGTGCGCGGGCATCAGACATCCAGCGCGAGGCGACGCATTCGCCATCACCGCGGTAATAAACCAGCTGCATTTCGAGCCCGCCGTTTGCGGCTGCAGCCTCGAACATGCGCGCTGTCAGCCCCGTAGCCATGTCCCAGGTCGGTTGCCGGCTCGCGGTCACGTCGACGCCGAAAAGCAGCCGGCCGGTCGGCGACGGATCTAACTGCTGAAGCAACGCCTCGAGATGCGCCGGATGTTTCTGGATGGTGGGGGCGTTGCTCATTGCCCCACCTCCCATATTGCGCGGAGCGCTATCAGCAGATCGGGATCACCGCACCAGTACGAGAAGCTAACCGGCACCTTCGTGCTCAATTTGATTTCGTCATCTTCCGTAGCCTCGTTGCGGTACCCCAACGCGATCATCGCCTGGTGAAGTCGGCGGAATTCTCGCGGAAGCAACGGAATGAGGCATTCGTGCCCTGGGCTCTCAGTGACGACAGCCTCGACCATGGACTCGGCCTCTTCGAGCACCTCGAGGTCCCGCAAAACTTCCGTGTCGATCGAAGCCGACGATTCCGGCGACGCCTGACGCTTTGTTAGCCGAGACAGTATGAGTTTGCCGTTTTCAAGCGCGACGGCCACAGCCGCCAGGCCACCGGCACCAAGTTTCACGAGGTAACCGGCAAGCCTGTACCCGTCGACAGTGAACGGTTTTTGGGGTATGGGGAACAGCATTACAAATCTCCTTGATCACGGCCGGCCGCTCGACCTTTCCTAGGGGCTTTAGCGGCCGGCC